GGCGGTTTGCCCAACACCAATTAACTTCCAGTTGATTTTCGTCTAACCTATAACCCGGTTAGAAGTGACGACGGACCCAAAACATGGTTAATCCACCATAAACCGAAACGGTCTACGGTTACGGAACATTCCGAGCTTGCTCGAATTGAAGTACGTAGAAGTTGGCAACTTTACCAGACTGCCGTCCCTCGTGAGAGGAACAGCGGGACTGGGATAGAACCCTCCTTACCCTTTAGATATTGACTTAAATAAACTAAACATGAAAAACATATTCAATTTAAATAAATCAACATTAAAAAGTAAGTTAGTTGGAGCTTCAATCTCAGCGTTTGCCCTAGGTGACAGTAAAACGTTACTTAGAACTCTACTTAAGGAAGCTTGGCGAATAGCCGTACTTTCTATGGGTAGTGTTAAAAGTCTAACTTCGCGTGTGAAAATATTCAACAACTTTATGCAACAGGTGGATCGGGTTTACCGACACCATGGTGCATCCTTTACCATTAAATGGTTAAAGGGGAACTCAGTAGCTCTTCAACGGTATCTTGCCAAAACGCCATACCACTCGTTAAGAGAGATCGAACCTGGCCTGCCTCTTCCCCGATTGTGTGGAGGTCTTCCTTCTGTTATTACAGTTGGAGACCGAAACTTAATTCGGAAAGGGCACGCTGGAGTTATAAGATTTTGGTTATCATTATTTAATGTATACCGAGTCTTAGACGCTCCCTTAAATCCAAAGTTAAATACTATTACTGATCCTTGTAAGGCTCAGGAAGGTATTCAATTAGAATTTAAGAAGTTCGTCGATCAGAACTTGTGGGGGATAATTCCAGGTATAAAACCTAGTGATATCCGGACGTCGGCTAGCTACATCCATAAAACACAGTCCGCGGGACCAAATGTGCATAACGCACTATATGGGTACTTTACAGACCTTACATGGTGGGCTCAGTCAGAGACTGATTACCAACTATTTAAGGATTACTGTAAAGTCTCCAAATCTAGTGTGTTATTCAATAAATTTGATTCCGGGATCACCCTTCTCTTTAATCTACTTGAAGCTGGTGCGCGACTCCCTATTAAGGGTTCGTTCGCATACAACTCCAGTGTAGATGGGGAGGCAGCAATTAATAGTCTTCCATTGCAACCAGGTCAAGCGAAAGCAGGTAAGGTGGGTTATGTTAACCCAACTTCCTTGATAACGCATTTACGTGGTGGACAGTTGGCTCTCAAAGTAGAGGCAGCAGGGAAGGTTCGAGTGTTCGCGATTGCGGACATCTGGACTCAATCCGTGCTGGCTCCTTTGCATGACTCTATTTTCAAATTGTTAAAGCAATTACCGAATGATGGTACGTTTGATCAAGACAAATCGTTTATACGATGTCAAGAGAAAGCGACCACATTTGGTAGTGCCTTCTCAATAGATTTGAGTTCAGCAACTGACCGATTACCAATAACTATTCAGTCTTACGTCTTAGACGCATTGACTAAGGTTCCTGGTTTCGGGGAGGCTTGGAGACGTTTGTTAGTTGAACGTGAATACGTTCTTCCAACTACTTACCAAAAGTCCGAGCAATTTAAAAACCTTAAATTACCGTGGGGTGAGGGTTTACAGTATGTAACTGGTCAACCTATGGGAGCACTTAGTTCCTGGGGTATGTTGGCCTTAACACATCACTTGATAGTTCAGTTTGCTGCACATCGGGTTGGTGCTAGAGGTCTATCTCCATGGTATGAGTTCTATGAAGTTCTAGGTGACGATATTGTTATATTTGACAATGTAGTCGCCGATGAATATAAAAGGATTATGTCTCTACTTGACGTAGGGACTAATCCGTCTAAATCCATACCTTCTCCAAACGCTCCGACTTGTGAGTTCGCAAAAAGAACTTCCGTGGGAATGACTGATGTTTCAGGTTTGTCTTGGAAGGAGTTCCTGCAAGGGAACAACCTTCCTGGTAAAATCAACTTGGCTTTACGCCTTGGAAGCAAATTGTTGTTTTCAGAGGAATGCCTAAAGGCGATTCTCGTGAGAAACGGATCAGATTTGGGGTCTCCATTAAAAAATGGGATTGCCCATGGGCTGATCGGAATATTAGGATCCCTTTTGACGAAAGTCGAAGGTAAATCGCTAATACCTGCATTGAGCTTATTGGCTAGTCCCGCTTTGATAAACGGGGAGGAAGACTACTTTCCGAAGAAAGTTAGCATCCCTATGCGCCAGACTATACAGTTAATCCTGTACCTATTTAAGAATCAAACTTCGATTCCACTAAGTACACTTTTATCTCATTATAAAGATAGAGTGTCTTTTGTGAGATCGGAGATTGCACCTTTTGCGTCTCAAACCGCATATTTATTAGGTTTAGTAAACTATCGTAATGTAGTTAATAACTACGATACGCATGTTACTTACCTGGCAAATATGTTGTTAGACGTAAGCCGTGTAGAGTCCAAGGTTTTGAAAGCTCAAGTTCGTTCTGTAGCGGAAGATATCTTATTACAAGATACCGACCCTCAAGATCGACTTGATGCTTACTTGGGTGTAATCAGTAAATTTCGTGAGGAACCTCCTCTAGACAAAGCTCTTGAGCTTTTGTCTGGATCGGAGGCCTACATGAATTCATTTGAATTACAGACAGCGCGACCGAAGGGAATTATCCCAACGGAAAACGCTCTTGCTCTTATGGCTAGTAGAGCTGGTGAGGCTGTACCAAGATATTGGACCGAACTACCTGAGTTCCGAGGTTTCCCTGAATTAGGGTTACACGCGAAAGACTGGCTTCGTTCAGCTATGAAGGACCAACCACTTATACGACCGCAATAGAAGTTTAACTCTATGCCGAGGTATAGTGACTACTTCAATTCCAAATTAATTTCAGAAATGAAGGGCCTAAAGGGAATTTTAGCAAAACTTTACACAACAAGTATGGTTAACCATATTGTGAGTTAAGTGTTCTATACTCTAACTAATCGGACTATATGTCTGATTAGAAAGATCTGACCGGGGAAACCCGGACAGGCCTTG